TCAATCTCTTCAAAAGATTCCTCAGTAAGTTCATCATTAAACTCCTCCTCAGCTATCTCTTCAAAAAACTCCTGCTCAGTCATGCCTTCTTCTTCTAGGAACGCCTCAAATTCTTCAGCCATTCCAGATTCTTCTAAGAAAGCGGTAAACTCTTCTTCAAACTCCTCCTCAAATATTTCTTCTATTATTTCAACATCACCATAATCTTCTTCAAAAAAATCTTGTGGTGGTGCCATATCGAAATTAGTTTCTTCAAAGAAATCTAAATCAACTTCTTCAAATTCAGTAATTTCTAACTCTTCAAAATCTCCAATAATAAACTCATTATCAAAGTCTTCAAATTCTATATCATATTCCTCAAACTCTGTAAAGTCTTCAAAATCATCTTCTATTATAACATAATTATCCTGCCAAGACCAGTCATCTTCGGGCATATATTCATAAGAATCATCATACCAATCTTCTGGTATATCAGGTATATTTTCTTCTATATCATCTATAGCTTCCTGTGCATCTTCATTGATAGGGGGTATTTCATTGTACGTTATATTTAATGTAACATTATCTACATCTGGCCCACGATGAGAATCATCATAAGCTGTGCCTGCAGTTTCATTAAATAACTCTGCTCTAATTGTAATATCTGTTTGTGTATTTGAACCTTGAATATATTGATTTGTATAGTTTGTAAACTTATTACCAGTTGTAGTGCTAGTGCCTGTTATTTCTCTAACTTGTGTAGAGACTGAGCCATCAGCACCTGTAATAGTTTGTTTAAGAGTAAGTGTGTTTTCTATATTATTCCAAAACCATGCGTCTGCCCCCATAGTTGAGGTAAAACCTTGATTCATTTCTGATTGTGTTAAATGGCCATCATCAACTAAATCTACATCTTGGTATACATTATCCTCTTCATGCCCTTCAAATGCCAATACTCCACCGCTATCATCCATACCTGTTTGATATGGGAATCCATTCCAAGCACCATGAGTGTGAATACCATCATCACCACTGGTTGACCAACCAGTTGTAGTTGTGGTGTCGCCTGTTCCAAAAGTAGAATTGGTTAATATATTACCAGTGTCTATTTCAGTAGAGAAAGCTTTGTCCCAAGCAAACAAAAACCCACATGTAATTAGTATGGGTAATATATATTTCATTCGCCGTGTACGTTAATTATTCTTTTTTCGTTAGTTATTAAATCAGTTTCAATAATTATATTATCTACTTCTTCTTGTTCTTTTAAAGTTGCAAGTTTTGCTTTTTCTTCAGCTATTTTTTTAGCTAGCGCTTCTTGTTCTTTTCTAAGTCTTTCAGCTTCTTCTTGTCTTGCTATTTCTGCTAACTCTTCATCAATACGAGAACGTGTTTCTAGTTTGGATACGTAAGAGTCGTAGTCTGGTCTTTCAACATCATACTTATTCCACTGCTCAATAGCTTGCGCACCAATCTTCCCTTCAAATGGACAAGGAGTTCCTGCCATAAGCATGGCTTCAAAAACTCGCTCATCTTGACACAAAATTGACACAGCCGCCACTTTCATGCCATAATCAAAAAGTACTTTACTAAGCTTAATACGTTCACAGTTTAAATCTCTGACATGCTTGCCGCCCGAAAATCCTAGTACACCAGTACTAACCGAACCACTAACACCCATTGAACATACATCTTGACTCATTGCTGAGTAAGAGGGGGCATTTGCCGAGCCTACAGGTATGTCAGACCCATTAGTAGTGCTGTTATTAGTTGTAGTGCTTGTAGTTGTATTTGTTTGACCATCATTGTTGTTTGTCGTAGTAGCCGTATATCCACCTGTTATCTGAGTATTACTGCCTGATGAATTTGTTTGTGCATTATTATCATTTGTGGAATCTCCCCACGCAGGCGTAGAACTAACCGCAAGAATAAAGGTTAATAAAATTGCTAATAATAAATTATTTTTTAATATAGTTTTCATTTTTAATATTTATCCTCTAGTATTTTATATATTTTTAAGTTACCTTCTGCGTCTGGTCTAAGCTCTGCCTTGACTTGACCACACTCATAACGAATAACATTCTCTCTGCCAACTGCCAAGTTGCGCTCGGCCTCACGTTTAGCTTTCAAGCATTTTGATAATCCGTCTGTCATCATATGGCCGTCCAACGACCCATTGACAAACATGCATAAACTAAACACCAGCGCGATTGTGCTAGTAGGTTCCATTTTGCCTCACCTTATCCTTTAACATTTCTACATCGTTTTGCAGTTTTTCAACCTGTGTTTGTAAAAAGTCTATGTTTATATTATTTGATTCAATAGATTGTACTTCTGTTTCCATAACCTCAAACTGCCCTGCGATAAATTCTAGTAACATATACTGCTCCTGATCGACTGGCGTTTGCTCAGCTTTTTTTAACAAATCAGCTTCCATCAACTGTCTTGCAGTCTCAAGTTCTGTTAGCCTTTGTGTCAAATCACTGTAGGCGAAGATCCCAATACCTATGGCCATAATTAGACCAATTAGGTTTCTCATGGGCATGCTTATCGCTGTGTTATCTGATATCTTCATTATTTTTTAACCAGACTTCCACCAAAATATAATCCAATGATTGCAGACATTAGGTGAGTATCTAATGGAGTTATAACAACACCAAAGAACTCTTTATCCATAACTATTTCTTTTTTCTCAATTAAGAATAAGAAACCTCTGCTAAACTCAGTCCATGTTAACCATACGCTTGTATCAAAAAATACAGGTACTATTTTAGGCCATAGTATTATACTGAATACTGCGGTTAAGGCTATAATTCTTCTAGTCCATTGAAAGCCTTTGTTCTCGTATGTACGAGCCGCGTTTATGTGTTTCATTTGGTTATCAGCTCTTGCCAATAACATTTTCTGTTCGTCTTGTTTTGCTTTGATACTCTGTCCCCAGATAGACATAAATCCACCCAGTACACTAGAGCCTAGCATTGTAATCATTTCTACTGGTAATCCACCTAACATATTTGTACCTCCACTATTATTAGTTAACTCAGTTGCTTCTCTTATTGTCTCCTGGACTATCCATCCAGAAAGAATTGCGATTAGCCATTCCATTCATTAAAAATATTCTTCATAAATTTTATTAGCCAAATCTTGACGATTGCCATAATCGGTTTCTAGTTTTCCTTTTTCAAAAATAGAATTAAAACTTTTAGCTATTCTATCTGGTTCAAATTTACCAGAAAATAATTCTCCTTTTAAAATTGCTCTATCCATATTAGCTAATCCAGGTGCCCAATTTCCTTTAACAACATCATCCATAAAATCTATTTGGGATTCCATAGAGTCTGTTCTGTCATTGGATTTTTTCCATTCATTGTAACTATCTTTCATTTCATTTGAATATTGAAACAAACCATAACCTTCACCTTTTCCATCACCTGGTTTTTCTAAATCTTCCTGTTCTTGATAATCAAAACTACCACCTGTTTCTAATTCAATATTAGCAAGTATTCCTGCCGCCGCTTTGTCACTATATCCCTTTTCGTTTAGATAATTTAAAATATCTGTTTGTGGTGAACTTTTAGTAAACATTTCTTGAAGAGTTTTTATGATATTAATACCCGCCATCCCATAACCTTTCTGCTTCGGTATCATGCTCACAGTTAGCACAGCCACAAGAACTGCAACTACCACCATTCGAGCAATGACACCCATGTCCACAATTTTTGCAACTACTAGCTGTCATAACCCATATCTTGGAAACCTGGAATAGCAAATGATTCAAACTCCAAACAATGTGCATCTATTATTGTAGTATTTCTATAGTGCTCTGGTTGTATTTCATAAAAATTAAAAAAGTCTACTTGTGCTTGTACGCATGTACCTTCATCGGGATATACAAATGCTTGTGTTCTAACCGATGGCCATCCAGGTGATGACATAAAAGCAACAAGTAACCAAATCTTAATCATTATGATTTCTTTTTCTTTTTCATTTTAGCGGCAGTAATAATATCGCCTCTAGTTACTTTTTTAGGGTCTCCGTACATAGCCGCTAGCTTTTTCTTTTTAGTTGTGCTCGCACCTGCTGAAAATGGATTGCCTGTATTCATTTTTTTTAACATCCCAGGCGGTTTGCCCATTTGTTTCTTTTTCTTAGGTGGTCTTCCTTTTGTACTTCCGTATGTTCCTTTACCTTGTGGCATTTTTCTCTCCGTTGTTTTCGTTAGCTGACTTCTTGTTATCGTCATCTTTTGGTTCCTCTACTTTTACAGCGTCTCCGCCAATCTTTACTTTACCCATCTGAAAATCTACAGGTGGGGTCATTTTGTTATTTTCCATGAGTTCCTCCGTTACTACTATTATAACAGACAAAGGGGGCACATACAAGACCTGCCCCCCTCGAATCAGCTTCTAGGATGCCCATTGTAACCACTCTTTTTTAGGTGCCTTTGGTACGCCTTGTTGGGCGATTACAGGCACTTGAAAAGTCACCCCATATTCGGGATGTGTGAACCATAAAGCTTGTTTTGGTATCTCAAAAGCGAATCTATTACCCATCGCATACTCATCGTAGCCTTTGAGTGAGCCATTTACAATAGCTCCTTTAATCGAAATATACTGATGGTAATGCCCCATAATAACATAATCAATGGACTTATTAAGGTTAGCATATTCCGACCTTACCTTTTGAACTCCACGCGCTATCGGGCCTAACATCCCTACAATACCAGTACCTCCTCTTACACCAAGCCTATCGCCGTGTGTGAGCAGATAACTAGTACCATATACTTTATAGTACGTGTCAAATCCAACAGGAATTTGAAATTGGACTCTGTCATTTTTAGATGCAATATAATGTTTTTCCAACATGTTATATAACAACCAATCAAAACTTAAATGAGCCGCTTCTTTGTTTCTATACTGCTGATACATACGAGAATGATTACCGTATGCAGTAGGTACAAAAACCTTACCGAATTTATCAGCTAATGTGTCTATTGTCCAGACTAATTGGTCAAATAATTCTAATACATGATCTATGGTAGTTCCGTCATTTGTTTCTGTCAATTCATCATGTATAGTACCAGACATCATATCTCCTCCTAAAGCAAGAACAATGCCTGGATACTTTGGATTGACCATGTGATTTTGACATAAATCAATAGCAGTCTCTACAGTAGACTTCAATCGCGATTGCGAAATCTTCTTATCAAATTTATTTAAATTATTTACAGCGTCGGGTTTAACTACTTCTCCATAGTGAAAGTCACTCAGGAATAAAGTAGGAACACCAGGTGCCCCCTTTGCTGGTGATGATTTAATCAACCATTTAGGTGGTTTTGCATTGTATTTACCTAACTCAAATACATGCTTACGTATATAACTAGAGGTTACATTCTGCAATGTAGCTTCTTCTAGTTGTCTTTTTAAGTCTTTAACTTGTAAATCATTAGCCATTTTTTGTTCGGCTAAAGCAACTTCTAAATCTGGTGATTTAACTGTAGGTGTGATACCAGCACGTTCTGCCGCTTCCAATCTACTTACTAAAGTGGTGCGTGGTATTTTTAAGTTTCTTGATGCTTCGGACTTACTTCCTTTGGCTAACACAACCGCATTAACCGATTCTTGTAGTGTGTCTTTCATCTCTATCTCCTGTTTGTTTCTTTAATCTTTTAAAGTATTTACTGTCTCTTTTTCTAAGCTGAGCTATACCACGCCACTCATCTCTTTCTTTAAAGTCTAACCTATCCCAATGTGCCAAACCTTTCTTCGTTCTACGAAAATCATAATATAGTTTTTTAGCGAAGCCATCATACTTCGTTTCCTTCTCTTGATACATATACCCTTCCAAATGCATCTATAAGTTTCCCTTGTCTTTCTGGGTCACCAGATGCTATTACTCTAAAATGTTTCACAAGATGTCCATTAGGCAGGTCATCATACAACCACGTATCGTGATTCATTTTATAATTAATATTTCTTACCATAGCTTGGCAATCTAGATATTCTGCATGGTATTTTCTAGCCTCTTTTGCATCAGTCGTACGACTACGAGACCTAGAATATGCAGTTCGTCCTTTGACTTGATATTCTTTAATATAGTTCTTTAATTGTTCTTTTGTAAATTCCATCACACACTCCAAAAAGCTAAGGGCACACTAACTAAACCTGTCCCCCAAGAAAGTTAGAATGCCCTTTGTGCCCCCCTTATTTAGAATAATAGCACACTTTTGATTTTGAGTCAATACTTTTTTTCAAAAAGCTTCATCCCAAGTACCTGTAAGAGTACCTTTGGCATATTCCGTAGCTTTATTCTCAAAAAAGTTAGTATGCTCTACACCGTTTACTACCCAATCGACCCACTCGAGAGGGTTATCTTTTACACCATAATTAGGTTTTAAGCCTAATTGTAGCAATCTTCTATCTGCTATATGTCTTATATATTGCTTAACTTCTTCTGGAGTTAGACCTTCTACAGGACCTAAATCAAATGCTAAATCAATAAACTTATCTTCTAAATTTACCATTTCTCTACATATCTGATAGAGTGTAGCTTTAAAATCATCATGCCATACATGCGGCATTTCATCTAAAACACAATGCAGAAGCTTAATCATATTCTCCACATGGTGAGACTCGTCACGGATAGACCAAGCTACTATTTGACCCATGCCTTTCATCTTACCAAACCTTTGGAAGTTAAGTAACATAACAAAGCTGGCAAACAATTGTAAGCCTTCGCCAAAGGCAGAGAAAACTGCCATGTCTCTGACAATCTTCTCCTCCTCCGTGCCCCCCTTGTTTCTCCACAAGTATTCATGTTTATCGTTCATGGCTTTTACTTCCTGGAAAGCTTTATAATCTTTATCATCCATACCTATTGTATCATTTAATAATGAATAACTATGTGCATGGTTTGCTTCACTTGTTGCAATAGCTGATAACATCATTCTTATTTCTGGTTGTTTAAACATGGGCATATATACATCCATGTATGCTTGTGCTATATCAACATCCCCTTGGGTAAAGAAAGTTAGAATTTGTTTTACTAGATTCTTTTCCCCAGT